AATAGATGATAACTTACTAGATATCTTTCCAAAACCACAAGATGCAAGAGTTGGAGATGCTATTTTAGAGTTATTTAAAAGGAGAGAAAGTATAGATATCTTCAACAAGAAAGCCTTATTTATATACATCAAAGAGATTACAGACGCGCCAACTCCTATAATAACAAGGGTAATTAAGATTATGAAGGAGATTTATAAGGATATGTTAAACCAATATTTAGAGGAAGGTGCAGAAATCAACATTTTCAGTCGTTAGCTATTTATTTAAAATACACTTATGGATTTGGATTTTGAGTTATACGACGGTAAAAAGTATTCTGACCTACTAAAAGATATTGTAAAGAATCACAAAGCTAAGCAGAATCAGATTAAATTATTGACCGATCAATTAGTTGATATGGTTGAAGAACCTGGTGATGCTACTATGATTGTACCTTTAATTAAAGGATATCTTGATTCTGATATTAAGAACGATGAAGCTTTGGTCAAGCTTGCACAGATTATGCAGAAAGGAGCGGTTGCTACAGCAGCTGAAAATAGCGCATTTAGCGACAACGATTTAGAAAAGTTATTTGCAGATATCCAAAAGAGTACCACTCCATTACCTGAAAAGGAAATAAAAGAACTACCTAATAGTATTTAATTATGGCTTTAGACCAGTCAATAAGTCAAATACAAGCCAACGCAGCTAAGGCTAAAAGTACTCCAGATTCTGGCTATTTAATAGCTAGAGTTACTCATTTAGTACAGGGTCCAAACTTTATGGGTACTAATATACCAGATCCTAATTATAAAAATCCCACTGATTTAGGTAATATTTTATTTCAATTGATGGGAACTACGCAGGATAGAACTTTACAAAGTGCTGGTAATGTTGTTGCAAAACCTTTTTATTCCATACTTAAACAATATCCTTTAGAAGGTGAGTTTGTTTTCATATTACCTGGTCCTAGTACAGCAATGAATGAAAGTAGAGGTCAAAAAGACTATTACTATCTTCCACCATACAACATTTGGAGTGCCAGCCACCACAATGCTTTTCCTGATCTAGGTGACTATAGCCAGTATATTAGTAATGTAAATAGATCTTATCAAGATAGTGCAGCTGTCAATCAAGGAGTAAATGCGAGTGCAACAGGTTCTTTAACGATGCCTTTAGGTCCTAATTTTCCTGAGCTAACCTATATAAAAGCCTTACAACAATTTACTGGAGATACTACAATTGAAGGTAGGTGGGGTAATTCAATTAGATTTGGGTCGACAAACGGGGGACAAGAAAAAGATGAAAATTATTGGTCTAGTGAAGGAACTGCTGGTTCACCTATTACTATTATAAGAAACGGTCAAGGAAAACAAGAAAACGATATAGCGTGGATTCCAACAGTAGAAAATATAAATGTAGATCCTAGTTCTATTTACTTAACTAATGGACAGCAACTTATAATAGATGATATAGATAATAATTTTAGCTTAGCAAGTTTAGGAGTTAATCTTGGTAGTACAATAACTACAGCTATTCCAATCCAACAACAATTAACTAGCTTTAGTAATTTATCTCCAAATGAACAAGATAACCGTATAAAAAACCTTAATAGCTAATATGTTTACTCCTCAATTTCCATATCTAGGTAACCAAGTAATCATAACATCGGGTAGGGTTGTTCATCATTCCTATGATGATTTTATATTCCTATTTGGAAAAAAAGGAGTTTCAATTTCATCTCCTGCTACTTTTACGGTAGATGCTAACGAAAGAGCAGTAATAGCTTCACCTAAAATCGAATTAGGCTATCAAGCTGAAAGTCAGGGAGAGTCCGTTTTATTAGGAGATAGTACAGTAGAGCAATTGGGTTTTTTATTAGATGCTATACAAAGTCTAAGTTCTGCATTAGCACAATTATCTGCTGAGCAACCTGAAACTGCTATAGCAGCTATTGTTCAAACAGCTACAATACTGAGTGGTACGGCACAAACTGTAAAGGCACAGCTAAGTAATTTTTGTTTATCTAATAATACCTATACTAAATAATGGCTGCAGGTAATCTAGGAAAATCATTAGAGACGTTAGTAAACAACTCTGCTAGGCAATTAGGTACCTATCAAGTAGGTATTAATAGAGTATTATGGGGTAATGGAAATACTCAACCCAAAATAACAGCTAACTACTCGCATCAAAATGGTAGCTTACAATATAGCTCATCTATTTCAGATACACCAGCTAGTCCATCAAATGGTAATATTTTAACTTCAGGTTTAATAAATGCACTCAACGTATTAAATAAAGTTAACTTATGTAACGTTATTACTTATTTAACTAGTCCAACTAATAAAGCAAAACCACCTCGTCCTCCTAAACCGTGGTCACAAGAGCAAACTATTTTTTATACTTTACAGGATGAGTGTAGTTTGGTTATTAACTATATTGACACCTACGACGCACATCAGACAACTCTTATAAACTCATTTGCTAATCTTGCAGCTAACCTTAATGCACCATCAGCACCTTCAGGTAGTTTACAACCACCAGCTGGAAGCGTTACACAACAACAAGCTGCTAATCAACAAGGTGGCTCTGACGTCTCAAACCCTGCCGCTAGTGCAGCAGCTAAGTCTGCGGGAAGTGCAGGTTCGACAGATATACAAGGAACAAATGTACAGAAATACAATATGTTCTTTCTAATACAAAGTATCTCAAGCGTTTTTACTGTGAGTAATAGTACCGGATCTTTGTTTAATTCTGACGATATACAAACGCTAAAATTAATTCCTGGTATTGGAAATAGTTTAAATATTCTGGATAATTTTTCTGCTGGTGGAAATCAATATACTAACTATAATTTAATATCAACCGCTGACTTACAAAAGCTTAAAAAAGAGATAACGCTTTTAAGAACAGCTTGTGTTACTATAAATAATTTAAGTTTTTCAAGTGGTGTCGCTTTAGCTGGAACTTTTTTACCTAACGACATTAGAAATCAAATACAGCAAATAAGTAAATATCTTGATCCAACACAAATAATACCTACTCTAAAGGAAATAAATTCAGCAATTCAATCGGCTATTCTTATAGGCAGACAGATACAAGGTATACTTAAGTTAGGACAGGTATTAATTAAACTCATACTACTTTTCAATAAAATATATAAGTTCGTAATTGCTTTTCTTACAAAGCTACCTTTACCAAATCAATTTACGACTACAGGTATAACAAATACTTTTTCACAAGCCACTCAAGCAGCAAAGGATGAATCTGATGGTTTAACTGTAACATTAAAAGCTATAAATGCTTTATTGAGCATTACCGTGACTTTCATACGTTATCTTCTTGCAAGTATGAATGAAGTACTTACAAGACTACAGACACTACTCGCAACTTTAGAAGGTTGTGATGCTGTAAAAGATTCGCCTGTTGTAGCTCAATTAAAACAAACAGTAGGAGATATACAAAGTCTGCAAGCTGATTTAGGTAGTTACATAGCAAATTACGATTTACAAACAAGCCCAACAAGCACAACTTTTCAAGGGTTTACAATAAATGTAATTCCAGAAGAGGTATCTACTGCTGTTATTTATCCACGTAGAAGAGGTATAGCACTAGATAAGTATGGCGAAATTGTAGTTCAATCAGACTTAACCTTTGCAACAGATACAAGTGTAATTATAGGAGAAGTTGAACAATTATTAGTTTCACGTGGCTTTACAAAACCATCTTCTCTATCTGCAGACGCTACAAATCAAGCAATTATAAACACTTCTTTAAATTATTTAGATATAAACGACGTATCACAAGGTGATTTAGCACTACCAGTAACATCCTTAGATGCACCAGATAATTTAGACGAAAATAGTGGATTAGGGTTAAATGCATTTGTAAATAACTTAAAAGGTGGTAGAAGATTAAGACAAAGAACGAAGGCAGCTTTAAGTGCAGCTTCACAGAATTTACAATCACAAATATCTGGTGAAAACACCTCAGCACGTCAATCAGTAAGTAATAGTGTAAATTCAGCAAGTGGTAGTAGAGGTTAAAAATACAATGTTAAAATATTTATAAACATATGGGACAGACAGATTTATTAAGAAAGCTAATCCGTGAAGAAGTTAGAGCAGTGTTTCAACAGGAACTTGCTGGTATTCTAAAAGAAGCTATCATAGCTAATAAAGGAACGCAGACTATTACGGAATCAGTTAGACCTCAACAAGTTGCACCAGCAACTTTAAACAGACAAGCACCAAAACCAATCGCACCTAAATTAGCGCCTGGTAATCCTTTAAATAGCATACTTGCTGAAACAGCGAGGTCAATGACTCCGATGGATTATGAAGGTTTAGGTGGAGCAGTAATGGATAGAGAGGTTCCAATTGTAGAATCAGTTGGCGGAATGTTAGCAAACTCTAGACCAAGCTCTAATTTTGACGCAATTGAAATTAATGCAGTTCCTGATTTTTCTGGTATTATGGCTAAAATGAAAGCAAACGGTGAAATTTAATGGCATACGGTTTAAGAAATATTAACATACTCGATCTAAAGCCTTCAACAGGAGTTGGTGTGCAGTTGCCATTTAGTACACCTGGTGTATTTCAAACGGTTTATACTACGCAAGAGCAGTTGAAGTATAACATTATTAATTTCTTACTGACAAACCCAAGAGAGAGAATTTTTAACGCTAACTTTGGTGCTGGAATAAGACAAGCTTTGTTTCAGCAAATAACGTTAGATACTTTAGATGCTTTAGAGAATCAAATAAGAACAGGAATAGCTCAATACTTTCCAAATGTATTAATTACAACTCTTACTTTTGGAGGAAATTTACAAGAAAACGAAATAACAATCCAGTTTGGATATCTAATAAATAACACTGGTCAATCAGATAATATAATAATAAACTTAAATGGCCAATAAAAACATAACATATTTAAATAAGGATTTTACATCTTTTAGAGAATCCTTAATTCAGTATGCTCAAGCCTACTATCCAACGTCCTATAATGACTTTTCTACGTCATCTCCTGGTACTATGTTTATTGAGATGGCCTCTTATGTGGGGGATGTATTATCGTTTTATTTAGATAACCAAGTACAAGAGAATTTCTTAGAGTACACTAAGCAGACAAATAATTTATATACGCTAGCTTATATGCTAGGTTATAGACCTAAAGTGACATCTGCAGCAGTAGTAGAACTTGACGTATATCAACAAATACCAGCTTCAGGGTCTAATTATGCTCCCGACTTTAATTATGCGATGGTGATTAGTGATGGTATGCAAATAAGGTCAAATGTAAATAATTCTAGTTTTTTCTATACTCCTAATATAGTAAATTTTAATTTATCCTCTTCTGTTGATCCTACCAATATATCAGTATACACCACTGTAAACGGTAATCCAAATACATACTTACTGCAAAAAACAACGCAGGCAATATCAGGACAAGTTAAGACAGTTCAACTTACTTTTGGAGCTGCACAGCAGTTTCCTATTCAAACTATACAAGATACTAATATTATTGAAATTTTAAATGTAGTTGATAGTAATGGAAACACTTGGTACGAAGTACCCTACTTAGCTCAAAACTATATATTAAAGGCTGTTTCAAACACAGCTCAAAATTATCCTGAGTTGTATCAACAAGCTAATCAGGTTCCTTACATATTAGAAAGGTTACAGGTAAATAATAGGTTCGTATCTAGATTTACTACAAGCAATACTTTAGAATTAGAGTTTGGTGCAGGTGTACAAGCTGTATCAGGATCAGTTCCTAATCCTTTTAATGTGGGTATTGGAACAGTAAATGGTATAGATCTTTTAAACACTGCATTTGATCCTACAAACTTTGTAGTGAATGATTCTTATGGAGTAGCACCGGTAAATACGGTTCTAACAGTGAGTTATTTAGTAGGAGGTGGGGCAGGAGCTAATGTTCCAACAAACCAATTAACACAGGTTGTATCAAGTAATATAACGTTTCCTAATCCAACTAATCCTATTGTACAAAATAATATTGAAACGACTTTAGCAACCAATAATAGTGTACCGGCTGTAGGTGGTGGAGATGGCGATACACCCGACGGTATTAGACTGAATACCTTGGCAATATTTCCTTCTCAAATGAGAGCTGTAACACAGCAAGATTACTTAGGGATAGTTCTAGGGATGCCTTCTAAATTTGGTCAGGTAGCAAAAGCTTACGTAACTAAAGATAATGCTATATTTGCTCAATATGTTGCTACAGAGCCAGGTGAAAATAATCCATTAGCAACTTCAATTTATTTATTAAGCTATGATGTTAATGGTACTTTAACAACTCCTGGACCTGCCTTATTGCAAAATATTCAAACTTACTTGGATGATTATAGAATGTTAACAGATACTATTTTACTTAAGCCTGCTTACATTATTAATATTCAAGTTAGCTTTAACATAATAACATTACCAAACTATACTCCTAGAGCTGTATTAGCTGCTTGTATTTTAGCCTTACAAACATATTTCAGTACTGCAAACTGGCAAGTTAACCAGCCAATTATATTATCGAATCTATATACAATACTAGATCAAGTGACAGGAGTACAAACCGTACAGTCTGTTAATATTACAAATATAGCAGGAGTTTCACAAGGCTACTCAGCTTATAGTTACGACATATCAGCAGCAACATTAAACGGAGTTATTTACCCTTCTTTAGATCCAAGTATCTTTGAAGTTAAATACCCTGATGTTGACATTCAAGGACGCGTAGTAACAATGTAACAATATGGCAGTATATCAAATATTTTCATCCGCAGATGCAACTTTATACTCACAGTATCCTGAAAAGAATACTGGTAGAGATTCTATATTAGAAGTTTCTGTTCAAAATAACTTACAGGATCAGTACAGAATGGGTGCTTTAACACCTCTAACACAAAATCCTTATTACACCTATGATATGAGTGCTGCTAATGGTCCACAGCCAATAGCTTATACTGCATACTATGATCAAGAAAGTGGTAGTATTTACTACGATATTGAAAGTAGCAGCACTTATTATGATGTAGAAGTTGCTAATTTAAGAAGATCAGTATTACAATTTTCTCCCTTAGATTTGGCTAAGCTTAAAAACTTTGCATCTCAATCAGTGAGTGGTGCCTGGGAAGCTAGTTTAGTAATGTATTTAGCATCAGCACAAAATTTAAACACAACCTATTCTTTAGATGTTTATGCTTTAACACAGCCTTGGGCTATGGGAACTGGTACGTATGCACAGACTCCCGAATCTCAAAACGGTGTTAGTTGGATATACACAGGACCTTATAATAACTCTCCTCAGTGGAATAGTGAAGGAGGTAGTTATAATACTACTTTTACAGGAAGTCAGTTTTTTGATTATATGTCGGATAAGGATATAAACATGAACATTACAGATATTGTAAACGGTTGGTTCACAGGATCGATTCCGAACTACGGTATTATTGTAAAACATCCTGATTACATTGAAAACAATACAGCTTCTTTTATTGATTTGAAGTTTTTTTCGGTTGATACCCATACCATTTACCCACCAACAATTCAATTTAAGTGGGATGATGCTTACTATAATCCACCAATAAGTGCAAGCTTTGTAACAAACGATAGTATTACAGTAACATTAGCAAATAACCCAGGTGAGTTTGTGCAGAATGAGGTTTATAAAATGGCAACTTCGGTTAGATTAACATATCCACCAAGATCATTTTCTACGTCATCTGTATACTTAAACCAATTATTTTTTACAGAAAACACTTGTTGGGCTTTGCAGGATGTAAAAACAAACGAATTTGTAATTAATTTTGATCCCATTTATACTGCACTAAGTGCAGATAATAACAGTAATTATTTTATGTTATATACAAGTGGGTTGGAAGTTAATAGATTTTATCGTATATTAATACAAACGACAATAAATTCTAGTACCTACGGTCCACCAGAGGTTGTAACTTACACAGGTCAGAATTTAATATTTAAAGTAGCAGAATAATGGCACAGCAGGTTAATTTAGTTAAAGAAGTCTTTGGACGTAATACCTATACGAGAGTAGTTGACACTTCTTTTAAGGAATTATACACACCAGTAACTGCATCCATTTCTGCAACACCTATAACTGTTGAGCAATTTTTTGATGCATACAATGCTTTATTTTTTCAGATTCCTGCAACAGGAGATGTAAATTCTCATACGTACTTAATACAAAGAAGTACAGCTTATGTAGGCGCTGGTGTTTTATCGCCAAATGAACAGGCATATATTGCAGAAATTAATTCTCTTAGAGAACAACTATTGCAAGTTAATCAACAATATTTAAACCTATCTAACTTAGTTTAATGGAAATAGTAAATGTTGCATATATTGGATCTAATGATGAATATCAATCGTATTCACCGTCTGACCTAGCACTCATAAACACTGTTACTGTAAACGCAGCTTATGGGACTAGTAATTTTGACTACATTGAATACTTTATTAAAGACCAAAGTGGTGTTGTATTAAGTAGCAACTACTATGGTACCCAGTATAATGTTGGAAGTGTTGTTAATCCTACTAACGGAACAACTTCTCAACTCTACTTAGATCCACAAGCTGATGCAGCTAATGCCGGTTATGATAGAGGTGTGGTTAATGTAAAGTATAATTTCTTTACAAAACAACTATTATCTGGACCTGATCCAGCTACAAATTTTTGGATTAAAAACATATCACCAACTAGAACAGAAATTCAAGTTGCTAGACAGGACTTATCAAATACTCAACTGTCAGATGCTTTTAATAATTTTAACAACACCCTAGCAGCAGACGCATACTATCCAGATTTTTACTTAAACTTTGGAGGTGATATTCAAATTATTGCAGTTAATGCAGTTTACCTTGAAGATATTAACGGAGACGGTACAATTATATTTAAGCTTTATGAACCTTTACCGTCCCAGTTTACTACAAAATCAACTTTTTGGGTTGTAACAGAAATAGCAGATCCAGCAGAATTTAACGTATCTATTGAAGTTACTCCTGAAGTAACTCAAGATTATACCAAGCTAAGAGGTCCTAATTTTAAGGTATCTGTTAAAGATAAGGTTGGTCATACAACTCCTTTTTACAATTATAGTACTCTATTAGCAACTTCTTTGACATCATCATATCAGCAGTTACAATCGATGATGCAAGAGCAAGGTATTAATATTAATGTTGATTATGGTAATTTTGCTAATTTTATACACTTTTCTTCTGCGACAGAGAGATTATATAACTACGTATACAAGCAACAGTTGATCGAATCTGCATCTTCAGGTATTGCAGCAGGACAAACAACTACAGCAGCTTTATTACTGCAGCAGCAAATCGATAATATTATTACGAATTATGATGGGTACGAATATTATTTAACTTTTACATCAGAATCAACTGCATGGCCAAAGTCAAACAATACACCACCATACGTTCCCTACTCTGTAACATCGTCACAAGTTGTAAATTGGCTAGGTGGTTTAAACGTTGTTCCTAATGGTCCTTTGACTATGAGTATGTATTACTCATCTTCTTATTATGACGATCAGAATAAGGATCTATTACTCTATGCGACACCTTCTTTTATAGTAGACGATCCAAGTAACCAACCATATGTGTTGTTTCTGAATATGATTGGACAGATGTTTGATAATATTTGGATTTATCTTAAGGATGTAACTAATCGTTATGCAGCTAATAATAATCCAAAGATAGGAATCTCAATGGACTTAGTAGCAGATGCTCTAAGAAGCTTTGGTATTCAACTGTACACTAATACAAGTACTTCGGATAATATTTATTATTCAATATTGGGGGTAAACCAAACAGGTTCTTCTTTGCCTGTAACATCAAGTTTATATTCAACAATTGTATACTCAAGTAGCAGCTTTTATCCTTTAGCAGGACAACCTTATTTAAGTGCATCCCTATCTTTACCTCCTTTTGGAGATGAATTAATAAGTCGTTTTGTAACTACCTTCATAACTGGATCTCCAAACGTAACACAGAGTGTTCAAACATTACCGGATTCGCAGATTACTGCTGAAATATATAAACGTATTTATCACAATTTACCATACTTACTTAAGACGAGAGGTGCAACTAAGGGGCTACAAGCACTTGTTACTGCTTACGGAGTTCCTGACAATATCTTAACTGTACATGAGTATGGTGGCTATAATATTTACAACACTCCAGGTATTCAGGAAATTTCAAACGGCATGATTATTACTGGCAGTTTCCAGCAAATATCAGCTAGTTTATTATCTCCAAACGTTACTTTACAGTATTATAACAACAATCTACAAAGAACATCGATTGATGTAGAAGTAGCATTTACACCAGCTGATTCTATAAATGCTAGTATTACGGCGTCTGGACTAGTAACATCCTCAGCACAGCCTGGTTACTTTAACATTATGCAGCAAATTGGTGCTCCTAATTTACAGTATTCAAGCTCTTATATTCCACTAGACATTTTAGAAACTGAATTTTTTAATTCAGAATATTATAATAGAAATAATGTTTGGGACTTTATTAGAACTGTAAAATACTATAATAATTCACTATTCAAAATGCTGAGAGACTTTGTACCAGCTAGAGTAAGTGCTGATACAGGTATTGTAATTAAGTCTCACATGCTTGAAAGAAACAAGTATCCAAGAAAAGAACCTATAGCAACAACAAGTTCTTTTAATGGTGAGATAGAATTAGTAGCAATTTCAGGTTCTAGTGGTGGAAGTGTAACAGGATCAACTGCCTATGTAGCAGCGATTCCGGTGCAATATAACGGTACATCTTCGATGGCTTTAACTGGTTCACCAGGATTAGTTTTCATGAGTTCTTCTAATAATGTACAACAGTATAACGGAGAGTTTAGTGGTAGCTATATTCAAGCTTCCTATAATTATTTCTCACAAGACAGTATTTCAAGCTACGCTTATCCGTGGTCTTCTTCTGTAGCTCCTTCAGAGCATGGCGGACAAAACATATTATTTTTAACTTACTCTGTAAGTCCGTTATTTGAAAACGTAACGACACCTGTTAGATCCCAAAGATTTTTGGAATTAGATTATAATGGTAGTCAATTAGCACCTACAAACTACGGATTGGTAACACAATCATTGTCGCAAAGTTTAGTAATTGGAAACGTTTCACAAAGTGAACAAAAGTATTCACAATATGCCTATATACAGGATTATAACTATTATTCAAGAGGTTATGTAAACGGAAGATATAGTGGTTCACAGTTATCAGGATTATATTACAATACGTATAGTGTAGGTGATATTTCCTACGGTACACAACCTGTAATTAACTGGTATAGTGACAATTTAGGATTCTTTACTCAAATAGCAACTAGCTCATTTTTACCTGGACAAGTTAATGCAACTTTAGGATACCTAGCTGATGTATCAGGTGGTTTATTCGAATTAAACCAAAATAATAAGAACTGGGTTGATATTCAAAACATATTTAAAGCAGGAACGACGGCAACTATTAAGCAATTTGATAATCAAAAATACGGCAATCAAAGATCAACAGATGGTATAAAAGCTATTTTTAATAGCGGATACAACTATACTCCTGAACTGTACTATAATTCTGGATCAGACCAGAGTGTTTACTTTCAGTATGTGGGATATGCTTCTCCTGATTCTGGATTCAGTGCTATCAATAGCGGAAGTGGAGGTACGAATTACTATATTAGTGGCGGCCTTTTACCACCTGAATACCCTGTAGCAAATCTAGTAGGTGGTACTGGTTCTATTCTTAATATATTTGACGAATTAGTAGCAGGAACAGGATTTAGTATTGGTACTTTAGGTAGTACTCCACACTATACTCCAACAATTAATGAAGTGTTGTCTTTCAATGCTAATTTCGCAATTAATTGGAATTTTCAACAATCAGGTGAATATGGTAATTATGTTTTTAACATAATGGATAAAAGTCTTACATTAGCTACTCAAACTATTCCATTTGAATCGGTAGTATCACCAGGTACTAATGCTGTAATTCAATTAACTAATCCCCCAAATCCACACTACGATGTAGTTTTAGCTACTGGAGAAGATTATGATGTTCCAATAGGAGAGACTATAACCATATATCTATATGTAGGAGATCCTTATCCTCCCACTTTAACTGTAGGATCACCTGGACTTCGTTTATCTAATTACAACTACGCTACATCACCAGGCGGTCCTTTAAATAATGCGTTTAAAGCGATAAATAATGATCCTGCCTACACAGATGCAGCTTTTGATCCGTATTCGTGGGGTGATGGTAATTACGCTATTCAATACTACAATCCAAGTACACCCCCAGTTAATCAATTATCAGGTCAAGCGACGTTTAACCTAACAACAGCAGCAGCTAACTACGGACCATCAAGTCAAGTAAGTTTTCAATTGACACAAAGCGTAAGCACTCCTTATTATACGGCTAGTTTAAATCAAGGTAGTTTGTCTGCTACTATAACATCTGTTGGACAGGGTGCGTATCCATTTGCAACGACAAGCTTTGATCCAACGTCAACTGCTCCATTTATTAAAACAATAAAAAATTCAGGTACTGAAGGAAGTATAATAACTTTTGACGTTAGTATGTCAGCTTTTTATCAATATCAACAAGTACCTTATTTTACTTCGGCTTCAAATGGTAATGAAACAACCTTTTCAAGTAGTTTATATAATCGATATGGTAATGTAACCTATCCTTTTAATCCTCAGTTTGGAGATTTAGTAGTAATGAGTGATTTTAGTGGACTTACTCAAGTTTTAAATGTATTAACAGCTTCTTTATCTGGAAGCGGAGAATTAAACATAAATGTCACACCACAGGTATTTGGAAACTGGGAGCTTAATCCTAAATTAATATACAATTTTCTCATGCTAGCAAGATATGATGATGAGCAGAATGTAATATTAACTTTTAATAAGACACCAGGACAAACGTCGTATGGATTTTTAATACCTAATACAATAAGTCCAATTGTAACAAATAATATCAATACCTTACAAGCAGCTGTACAGTCACAATTACTTTCTAATCAAGCAGCAACAAGTCCTACTGGTTAGAGTGATTTTTAACAAATAACAATATTTATAAGAAGTAAAATAACAAAACATGGCATATTTAAGTAACACGACAGTTATCGTAGACGCTATTTTAACTAATACTGGTAGACAGTTGTTAGCACAAAATAACGGTTCTTTCCAAATCACACAGTTTTCACTATCTGATGATGAGGTGGATTATACTTTATACAATCCAAACCAACCATCTGGATCGGCTTTCTATGGTGAAGCTATTGAAAATATGCCTATTATTCAAGCTTTTCCTGAATCTAACGAAATTATGAAGTATAAGTTGATTACCTTACCAAGAGGCACAGCTGTTCTTCCTACTTTAAGTATTGGATATAGTTCAATTACACTTCCTCAAGGTGGATCTATTTCAATAACACCTCAAACATTAAATTATTTAGGTGCAACTTCAACGTTTGAATTGGATGGTTACACAGCTACGATTGGCGATGTGAGAGTAACTTCTGCATTTAACGGTGTTGGTATTAATACTACAAATGCAACTGCTTTGAATGCTACAGGAACAACTACAATCGGTACAAACGTATCTAAAACTGTTATTGGTACTACTATCAATATTACAGCTACAACTGTAAATACTTTATTTGGTAGCAGCACTACTTTATATACAACCTTAACAATCGTAGGTAACGACTCAGGTGCAAGAATTTTTGTACCGGTTCAAATTACTCAATCTTCTACCAATAAGTAACAAAATAAATTATGTCGTATACAACACTTGCTCCCACAGATTTTGTAGTCAGTTCTGATTCGGTTACTGCTCCGGCTTGGAGTAATAATCAACCTCTACTATCTACTTTTTTTACTGCTTCAGCAATTCCTAGCACAACAATAACACAGGGTGCGTTTTACTTAAACGTATATCAAACTGCCAGCAACTCAAATGGTGCAGCTGTTCAATTTGCTATTGCGTATGGTAACGAACAAGGTTCAGGATCTCAATGGTACAATAACTTGGTACCAGGGTATACTCCTTCTCTAACTA